GTGGGAATATTCAAGTTTCATCACCAAGTTGAGCATCATTAGCATTATATTATAGAATTATGGGATAATTAAAAATCTTAATATTATTTAAAATGAATACTAATGGAGGAACGGATGATTTAATAACTTTAATGTTTCAACGACAAAACAGAAATCAATTATTATCCGCAAGTGATAAATATGTATTACCTGATTATCCAATTGTTAGTAGTAATTTAGAAACGGTTAAAGTATATAGACAACAATTAAGAGATTATATGGGATTGGAGCAAGTAATTAATTATAATTCAAGTTGTAATATTCCGCTGCCTCCATTTCCTCAACTTCCATTTTAAAAATTCTTTTATATAATATATAAGGAACGAAAGACAAATGGCGGAAATTACAAATTGGTATGATAAAATAGGGGTAAATGATAAGAAAAAGAAATTACCCAAGAAATGGAAAGACCATCATATTCATCATAATTCTATGATTTTATGTATTGGAGGCACAGGAACAGGAAAAACAAACTCATTAATTGATTACCTTTCAAGATGTTCTGGCGAATTTCATAAAATTGTTATTTGTAGTTTTTCAACATTAGATGAACCATTATATAATTTCTTACAAGAAAAAAATGATAAAATTGAATTTGTGAATGATGTTGAAGAAATACCAGAATTAGAAGAATTTGACGATGAAACTAAAGCAAAACCTAAACTAATTATTTTTGATGACTTCATCAATTTAACAAAAAAAGAATTTAAAAAAATCAATCCATTCCTTATATCAGGTCGTAAGTTTGGATTTACTGTTTGGTTGATGGCACAAGAATACACATCTATCCCGAAGATAATCACAAGGAATATAAACTATTTTTTAATAAATCGCATAAATGATAATGTAAGTATCGACAGAATTATCAAAAATCATAATATTTATGGTGTTGATAAAGAAGTATTCAAAAAGGCATATCAATTAGCAACGAAAGAACCACTTAATTTTTTTATGTTAGATTTAAAAAGCAGAGACCCAAAAGACTTTTTTCGACACGGATTTTTAAATTTCCTACAACTTAAACCAAATCAATAATTATTTATAAAGCAAATTATATAATGTCTTATCATTTTCTTTTGTATTTTTTGAAAAATGCTGAATGAATTTTTCAAATCCTTGTAATTTATTTATTTGACTATTCATATATATAATGAATGCTATACAAAACCAACCACAAGCAGATGATGAATAACTTTGAATATCAATATCATTATAAATATATGGGTTTATCTTTCTTTCAACTTCAATTGGTGAAACAAACCCATAAGGGTCAAAATAATAAGAACATTTTGAATTATAATAAAATGAAGTCCAGTGTGTTCCTCTACTATTATCTTTTTCACTTGCTAAATTAACAATGTAAAATCCTTTTTTGAGTTTTTGAGGTAATTCATCTTTCATATATATGCCATTAATATTAATTTTTTGAGATTTTAAAATCTTGATAATATCACTATCACTTAATGAATTAGATTTTAAAGGCATTCTTCTATATAAAAATAAAATATAAAAACGAATGCCATTAATTATTTAGCATCTCAGGCCGCGAAAAGCGCTCCACCTGAATAACCACTTGGGTAGAGGCTCCCCCCGTGATATTTCTTTTTTTCTATTGCTCGTCGTCCAACAATTCTACGATATTTAGGTGCTATACCTAAACCATTTATTTTACTATTAAGATAATCTGCTCCTGTTTCAACTCCTTTTTTAGCGATTGCTTTTGCTCCTGATTTTGCTAATTGTCCTATATCATCAATAAATCCTGAACCTTTTTTTGTTCTGCGTTTTTTCGTATGAGAATGTTTTCTGGCAACACCTAAACCAAAGGCATTAGCAACGCCTCCAATACCATTTAAAACTTTTGATGCTTCATCGCTTCCTTGTCCTCCTATTAAATTGCTTAATCCAGCAGCACCATTAAAAATACCTCCAAAAAGTCCTTTGCCGTGATGATGATGTTTAATACCCATTCCCTTAGGTCTATGATTTAAATAAGTATTAAATGCTAAATTAGTAGCAGCATCTCCCAGTAGTCCGTGTCCTTCTATTGGTTGTAATCTGTTTATTTGAGAATGGGCAAAATGAGATGCGTGATTTACTGCGTGATGTCCAAATCGTTTTGCTTTTGTAATAACAGGATTAACTATATCTTGTAAATGATGTTTTTGAACGAATGCTTTTGCTTTTCGTGCTATATCTCCAAATAGTCCGCTTCCGTGTGCTTCCATTTGATAAGGGTCAAAACTTATTGTTGATGCTTTACCGTGTTTATGTGCTGTGTGTAGTTTTTTTAATTGATGAACTGATAAATGAACTTTATGATGATGACCTAATTTAACACGAACGGAATGACCGTTGCGAAGACGACTTAATTGATTTTCACTTAATTTATCTATGCCTACTGGATGATACATAAATACCTATTTAAAGAAGATATTTTAATTATTGAAATTGTTTTAAATATTTTTGAATTGCTGGAATAGATATTGCCCCTAAATGATGAATTTTCAATAAAACATTTTTTAATTCTTTAACTAGTTCAGGATTATTATTACCTGCTAATATTTCACCTTCTATTATTTTATGTTTTTCTTTAAGTCCTGTTAGACTTTCATTAGTATTCACATTAAATTTTTTATGTAATCCTGCCTGATATATTATACTATTTAATAAATGCTTTTCATCTACCTTTAAATTTTTTATTTGACCTGAAACATCTTTATTAGCATACATATCCATAATTATATTGACGAAATTATTGCTTACTTTTGCATTTGTTAGTCCATCAATTGCTCGTCCTGATTTTAATTTTAATGCTAATATATTTTTATAATATAATTTATGAAGCATAATCATCATATTACCGAATTCAGCGTAAGTGGGTATATCTTGTTCTGGGTCTTTTAATCCTGCTCCAAATCTTGAATATTTTTTTCCACTTGCGTCAATAAAATATTTAGTTTTAATTTTTTTTTTATCAAGAGGTTTAATATCATATCCGCCATTTGCTACTGGTTTTTCTAATCTTTCAATTAAATTTTTTACAGTAATATTTTTTGTTAGAATATTATCTTTTTGTAATTTAGATAATTTCAAAGTTTTTAATATATTTTTTAAAACATCGCTATTATTTTTACCTGATATTTCTCGTTCTTTTACTTCTTTAAAATGTCCTCCTGTATTTTCATCTGTTGAATAAAGTAAAATTGTATTTCCTTTATCATTAATACCAGTTTTAAAGAATACGTGATTATCATCTTTATTATTTTGAATGAATAAAGAATTATTATCTGTTCCAAAATCAACATCAGTAGGTAGTAAAATCTTACTTCCTGGATTAGAAGGGTCTTCTACTTCAATTTTAAAATTTTGAAGAGGAACAGGTTCGCTTGATGATGCTGTTATTGTTGGTAGAGCAGGTGGCGGTGCTACTTCTTCTTCTACTTCATATTCTACTACTGGATTTAGAATTTTTTCTAAAATACGAGTTATTACTTCTACAATATCTTTTAAGTCTAAATTAATGTTATTTCTACCGTAATTTTCTAAAAAATATTCGTATATGGAGGGAAAATGTTTGTTGATGATAAATATTTCTTTTGGGGCAAAACTTTTAATAATGTTTTCAATAAGACTATCTTTATCAAATAAAGTTCTTAAATTCTGTTTTAAAATTATTATTTGTTGTAATGCTGATTTTTCATAATATAAATCTATATCATATACTTCTGCTTCTAAATCCTTCATTCTTTGTAAATATTGTTCTTGTGTTTCATTTGGTAATTGTTCTTCAACAGTTCCAATTCTACTATTATTTTGGGATATTAAACTTTCTCTATAACGCTGTAAATTTTGTTTAATTTGATTATTATGATTTATTGTGATTTGTATATTATCTTTTATATTGTTTAAAGCACTTTGAATAAGTTTTTTTTCATTTGGAATTAAATTAAACTGAATTTGAGTAATATCTCTATTAATATCTCTTATTCTTTTTTCTTCGTTTTTAAGGTCTGCTTCTGCTTGTTTTTTATCTGCTGGACTTAATGCTGTATATGTAATATTACCTGTTGTAGGGTTTTTTGTAGCAATACCTTTATTTATCAAATCTTTCAAATCTTTCTTATTGTCTTTGACCTTTTTAAAATCTGCTTTTAGATTTGGTAAATCTATTTCGATATATTTTTTTATATTATCTTCGAGTGTCTGAACAACAGTTTCGTCTGCTGGTTTTCCAAGTCCATTAAAATTAATTAAAGTTGGTGGAGCATTTAAATCTGCTATATCTAATTGAATTGTTGATGGATGATATTTATTTAATAATATAGCACCTGTTATAGGGTCTTTAATTGGTCCAGTCATTGATTGATGATATTCCTGTATCATTTCTTTCGTGATTTTATCAGGTGGCGGATTTTCTTTAAAAGGTAATGTTCCTATATCAACGATATTATCTCTAAAACTTCGTCCTTTTTCTCGTCGTCCTTTGGTGCTTATATATGAAATATCATTTAAATCACTTATCAAAGCAGTATCAATTTTATTTTGTGTTATTATTTTGTTCCATAAAGACATTATCTATAATATGGATTGAAAATAAAAATCTATTCATTATTTAGAAACAAATAATGACTGATAATTATGAGTATGAAAAATCTATGAGACCTCAGGATAGTGATGAATATTCCCCATATATGGATAAACAATATAATGGTTTCATTAATGACCTGAATTCAACGGTATATACTAATACTTCGCTTTCATTAGTCCAATTTGATTTAGGACAAATTTATAATTCTCAAAAATTCACTGATACGAATGATATGTTTTTGGTAATTCCTATAACTATGGTTGCTGCCTTTAATAATGGTGGTACTCCCGTAGCGCCAGTTCCTGGAAATGTCAATCTTCTTTCCCTTAAATCAAATTTCATTCATTTATTACATCAAGCGGATATTCAAATCAATGGACAGACAATTGAAAGCACACAACCATATTTAAATATTGTTAAACACTTTCAAATGTTGAGTGAAATGTCATATAGTGACCTTGTTACAATTGGACCAACTATTGGATTTGGTGATACTATTGATAATCCTCGTTCTGTTATATGGAATGGAAATACTACAACTGCTAATGGAAATGGTTTCACTAATAATAAAGTATTTGTTTCTAATGCTGTTTCTGGTACTTCTGTTGTTTCTGCTGGTCATCGCTATCAAACTACATTAAGTGCTCAGCAAAATAAATCTACTATTAATGATGCTATAACTTCAAAATTATCACGATATGCTGATAGTACTACTGGTGGTAATTATAATCAAGTTGTTGGAAATATTATAAATCTTCAACAACTTAAAAATGAATTACGACCAACTTATGAAACTACTAACAATAATTATATGATTTGGTATGATTATGCTGTTATTAAACTATCAACTGTTTTTGAGAGTTTAGCAAATATTGGTTTAGTCCGCAAATTTGATTGTACTTTAAGACTTTGGTTAAATACTGGAACTGTTAATATTACAGTATCATCTCCAAATACAACAACTCCTGGTTATTCACTTACTACTGCTAATAATACTTTTACTAATACCTGCCCTTTTCTAGTGAATTATTTACCAGATATTTCAAATAATGGTGGTATTCCTGCCAATACTACAAATATTGTTGCTGGTTGTTATATTGCTAAACCTCCTGTTACAACTTTTGGTGGTATTAATTTATCATTATCAGGTGCTGCTTCTTCTCTTCCGTGTTGTCGTATCTATTTCTCACAAATTCAGGTTGAACCAAAAAAAGCATTAACTTATGTAGAAGAAAACAGAGCTAAAAAAGTTGTTTATCGTGCTGTCCTTGCTAATCAGTATAACAATCAATCAGGAACATTTAATCAACTTATAAATTCAGGCGTAGTTCATCCAGTTGGAATTTTAGTTGTTCCTTTCATTTCATCAACAACTACTGGATTTGGTGATTTCCAATGGAAAAGTCCTTTTGATACTTGCCCTTCTACTTCATCTCCTATTTCACTTACAAATTTCCAGTGTTCCGTTGGTGGTGTAAATCAACTTCAATCAACTTTAAATTATACTTTTGAAAATTTTGTGGAACAAATAAATCTCGCTGAAAATCTAACTTCAAGTGATTTCGGTGTTTCCTGTGGTCTATTCACTCAACAATTCTGGGAAACATACCGTTATTACTATGTTAATATTGAACGCTCAGCAATAACTGATAAAAATGTTGCTCGTAATATTAATCTTTCATTCTTAATTAATACTATTGGTAGTGGTGTTACTGCTGATATTTTAACTTTCATAATATATAGTGATGAATTAACTATTGATGTGGAAAGTGGTTTAATTAAAAAATAAATTTATTATAGATATGATTACCGATATTCAACAACAATTATTGAAACAATATCAAGATAAATCTTATATAAATGCTTTATTAGCAGAAGAATCCACAAATTATTATAATTTTATTAAAAACATTATCAATATTCCTTTAATCATATGTAATACTGCTATGGTTTGTATAAATTCCATTATTGTAGACCAGGATTTATTAAAGATATTAAATATCATTCTTAATTCTTCAACTGGTTTAATACTAAGTTTGATAAGTAATTTTAAACTTTATGAACATATACAACAATATCATCAATTACAGATAAAATTTAATAAATTATGTCATTTAATCGACAGCAAAATTACGAATGATTTAGAAAATATAAATAATGATTTTATATCGAATGTTGTAGAAGATTATGACCAAATATCCGAAAGTATTGAATTCGCATATCCAAATTCAGTAAAAAAAAGAATTAAGAAACAATACGAGGGAAAACTTCATCTTCCTGCGTCTTTATCGATTGATATTGTTAATATTTGTGAAGATAGTAAATGTTGTGTTAAAATTTAAGACCATAAAAGAGCTTGGGCAAGGTTATTTGGTGAATATGGGTCATTTTTCCAATTACCTTTAATATTTGATGCGCGTTTTAAATAGTTTATACGGCGTTGCTCATCATTGTGATGGGTGTAATCTTCATATCCCATTTGACCAAATGAAACTAATTTATTTATATATGGGTTAATAATGGCATATTTCTTATTTTTTTCTGGGCTTAAATAGATTTTTATATTTGGGTCATTAAAATATCTTTTCGCATTTAGTATTACTTTTTTAGGGTCACTTACTTCTAATAACTTGCTTAATTTGCCCATTATATTTATTATATATGATTATAATAAAATGATTCAAGCTGTGTTATTTGATAAATCTTATTGGAATACTAATCAAGCTCGCAATTATTTGAATAAAAATGGATATATACCCATTAAAAGGGTTCATACGACTGATAAATACCATCGTTATAGGCTTATAGAACCGAATTATAATAAATATCATTACTTATTCAGGAGAGGACAAAACCATATAGATTATATTATAGAAATACCAATGCCAAATAATGAAAACCAAAAAACACAACCAAGAGACCATTTATTATATAATGAGATTAAAAAAGGTCTTTTTTCATATACTAAAAAATAACATAAATATTATTACTTTTGATTATTATTATTATTATATTTTTTTTAGAATTTAAGAAGAATTATATAGAATTCTGGTTATATTATAGGAAGAAAAAAGGAGGGGGGCAGGGGGGCAGACAAAATCCAAACTTCTTAAAAAATTCAAAAAGAGAAAGTTTAAGAATGTTGGGTTTTCACTGCCCCCCTGCCCCCCCCATAATTTAGAATAATTATTCATCAACTTCTTCATTAGTTGTTTCCTCTGTTTTCTCTTTTAATCCTCTAAAATATTGAATTCCTTTAGTTTTTGTAAATATAATACCAGAAATACCTAACATATCATCTTTAAATTTGCTTGAAAGCATTTTGCTATTTGTTTTTATTTTGAAAGAATTGAATAGATATGATGATTGTATTTTATCTTTCTCATTATTAGTAATCTCATATCCATCCATTATAAATCCAAGAACTTCATTACAACTTTCAACATATTCTATACTGTCTTCTTGAATTTGTTTAGGAACTTGTAATATTTTAAGTTTAGATGTTGTATTAATCCATCTTTCAATTATTATTCTGATAAAAGCATTTCTGATATTTTCAGTTGTCATAATATTCATCATTTCAGGGTTCAGTTTTGCTTGATATTTATTATTTTCATCGGGATTTTCAACAAATTTTACTTTATATCCACAAATTCTAATTCTTCTTGATATACCACCATCAACACTGCTTAATGTTGGTTTGCTATTACATAAAATATTTAACTGAAACTGAATGGGAAATTCAATGGCTTCTTGGTATAATCCTCGTTCTTTTAAAGTTTCTTTATAGCCACCAGCAATTTTCTTTAATAATGCGACTTGTAATTTATTATCTTTATCATTTTCAGGTTCATTAGCACATAAACATCTTTTCCCTTTTGCTTTGTATAATTCACCAGTAGAATTTCCTTCTTTTTTAGGTTTTGTTAGAGTTTCAGCATTAATATTTAAGTAATAGCCTCCAAATGCTTTATCAACAATATTAAATAATGTAGATTTAGAATTAGAACCACTACCAGTATGTATATTAAATGATTGTTCTGTTCTTTCACCATTAATCATACTTGTAAAACTATCTAACATATAGTTTCTAACATCTTCATCCGGATAGATGGTATTAAAATATTCAATCAAAATTTTATAACTTTCCTCATCAATATATTCTGGATAATCATATCCAGTATTGGTCATAATATAATCATTTGGTTCAATATTTCTAAATTGGTTTGTTTTACAATCAAATACTTTATTAGAAAATGCGAATAAATTACCATTCATATCAATTTTACTTTCAAAGAATTTATCTTTATTCAATGTAATTTTAGAAGTTTCAGAAATAGCATTAATAAATGTATTGTTATGTAATTTCAACGCGATTTTAGAACAATCCTGACATTTTTTCTTAATATTCTCATTAAATGGTTTATTTTCTTCTGTATCTTCTTTAATTGATTTTTTAAGAGAATAAGAGTAAAGTTTAAATATATCACTTACCACTGATGATAATAGTCCTTTAAGAATAAACGGTGTTTTAGATTTTTTCCAAATATTTTTAATATTACAATAAAACCATAAATCGCTACTTTCATCGAATACTATGGTATCTTTTAATAGAGTTTTAGCAACATTACTAATTGTAATATGAGAACCATCTTCATTTATAGCAGTTTCAATAAGTTTATTATTTTTATTAATAAATTCATTTAAATTTATATTATATTTATTTACTAATGATGGTAGGTCATCATCACAATCCATATAATTCTCAGGAAGCGATAAAGCGTTGTCGAATGGTTTGATTTTGAGTTCAATATCATAACCAGTCTTATCTAATGCTAATTTACGACACTCATCTAATAGTTTCTGATTGATGATATCGTTTGTAAGAAGTTGAAAGCCATCAAATATTAATGCTACTTGATTCTTCTCAATTAGTCCTTTACTATTGAAGAAATCAAGATAAATCTCTAATAAATTATTTTCAATTACTTGTAAAATTCTGCTAATGATTTTACCTTCAATGTTCTTATCATCTTTATAGGCTTGATTGACAAACTCAGCTATTGGAGCATATTCTGGTAGGTTGTTAATGTGGTTTATGGCTGGTTTGAGTTCATTAGCAAGAGACTTTAAGGTTGCTGATGAATATTTACCACCATTAATAATAGCAATAACAAGAGTTTTAGCAGTATCGCGAGAACATTTTTCATCTTTCATAACCTTCTTTAAAAATTCTTCTCTGTTTGTGAGACATTCATCAAGAAGAGGAGACTTGAAGTTATATTTATCCATCAAATGTTTAAAAATAGTAGGATGTGAATTTACTTGGTCAATATCAACCCAAATATCTTCACAAATCGTATGTCTAACACAGGCACATAGCGGTTGAATGCCTACACCATTCTTACAATACCATCTACCAATACCATTCGAATTTCTACCTTTACTATATTCAACCTTGATAAGTCCGTATTCAGTTCCTTTCAGTTCATCAGGAACAATCACAGCATTTCGAATTTTCTGGAATACAGCATAAGCATTGTAATTTTTATCAGTTCTTCTCATATCCTTCTCTTGTTCCTTGATTAGGTCTTCATATTTAGCGGGGTTATTGATAATATAGTTTAGTTTAGTTAGGTTGATTTTCTCATAAAAGACTAATTCACCGATACTTGACATATTCTTATTCTTACCCAACATTTTATTTTTTCTTAACTTATATATTAAGTTATTCTTAAATCATTTTTTTTTATTTAGGACAAAAAAATAAGTTAATTTACCAAGATAGAAGCATTAATCTTTGCTTCTTTTCTTCTGTAATAGGATGCTTTTTTTTGTTCTTTAATTCTTTCTTTGTAAGCATCATCAGTTTTATAGCGTTCTTTCATATATTCAGCAACTCTTTTCTTTTCTTTGGCATAAAATTCAGCATCGTTTTTAATTTTTTTCTCGTAACATTTAGCACCAGCTGATTTAACTTTTACTGCCTCAATAATTTCTGTCATTCTTTCTTAACAATATAATATATAATTATTTTCTTAAATGATTTTCATTTTTTTCTCGTCAGATTACATTTCATACATAAGCACCGAAGAAGAGCATATTTTTTATGATAAACTTTCCATTCGTTTTCAAATTCTTTGTTTTCATTCCTTTAAAAATCATATCTAAATCCATTATAATATAAATAATTATAAAATTTTAAAGAAATTATAAAAGAATTATAAGAGAATTCTGGTTATAAATGAAGGAAGAAAGGAGG